AAACGAACCGATTTCCTCTTCGCCCAGGTAGATGTTTTCCAGCGCATCAATGGCGCCTTCACACAAAACGTAGACCAGGTGCAGCCATTCGCCCTCGCCCTGCTCACCCGCTTGCTCCTGCGCCCAAACCAGCACGCCGCCGGTGGAAACCCGGCCAAGGATGAAGCGCACCGGCGCCTTGGAGGACCGTACGGTCTGCGCTGACGGCTCGTTGTCGCGCAAAGGTGACTTGGTGTTGAGCTTTTCCTGCTGTTCGGCTGCATAGAACGCCAAGGCGGCACCGGCAACCGCACCCCATGGGCCACCCTGAAAGCCACCGATGACCGCGCCAACGACTACCTGCGCGAGTTTTTTAACGCCGCCGCTCATTCAACCCTCCACGCGGCCAGTGGCTCGCATTCGACTCGGGCTGCGCCGTCGTCAGTTGTTGCCCAGAAATCACCTGCCCAGAACACGGCCATGCTTCGGCCGCCAGGCGCGTCGTACAGCACTACGTCTCCGCGCTGAATGAAGGTCAGCGGCACCCTTACGAAACGGGCATCCCATGCCGCCTCGAGGCTGCCGTGCTGCTTCTTCAGTTGCCGCTTGGCACCGGTCTCGGTCGTATACTTGCCGCGGTAGTTTTCGGCTGGGTCCACGCCACAAATGGCCAAAGTGCAGTCAGCCGCGAACAAGCAGCAGTCAAATTCGCCCCATGAAAAAGGCCGCTCTTGGGCGGCCTTGATCACTTCGTTCAGACGGGTTGTCCAGTCTCGGTAGCGCATGGCTAACTTCCATAAGTGAATGTCGGGGCGTCCTTCTTCGAGCCCCAATAAATGGGCCACTCGGACATCTGAGCGATGGCATAGAAGAACCGGTCGCCGTCGTGGCGTGCGCGATGGTTTTCGTCGGTAAACCGTTCGGTACCGGTGCGGCTCCACTCAGCCATCCGGTCGACCACTGGAACGGTGATGCTGTTGCCGTCCTCGCCATTGCCGGCGAACGAGAACTTGGCCGCGTCCATGCGTCCTGAGAACAGGATGTCCGCCGCGTAATTGCCGGCCTCGTCGAACACCACAAACATCACTTTGGCCATCCGCCCGCGGCAGCCGCGAACATTAGTTTCGGACAGGATGTAGGCGTCCAAGCCGCTGAGGGTCAGCTCTACCGACATTGGCGATCCAGAGTTGTCGCTTTCCTGCGACTGGCTGACTTGGCCGAAATTGCCCACGCCTTGATAAGTGATACCGCCGACCACCAGATCGCCGGTACCGGTGTGCGCGAAGACCATACTGTCGACAAAGTCCAACTGCACGGCATAGACGGGCATGAACCTGCCGGTGGCGATGATGTTCACCACGCTCTGGCTGAACGGGAATGCTGAGGGCATCAGAAGGCCTCCCTAAATTGATAGCTACCACTGGCGACAACGGGCCGAACTGACATCGCCCAAGTGTCTGAGGTCATGCGCATTTCTGAGTACGGGTTTAGGTACTCGACAGCTACACCCGTCGTGAGCGTCTTGCGGATCCGCTTATTGAGCAGAACAGTCACCCTGCCCTGTGCGTTCGACGATGCCGGGTCGGTGACTTCGAACATCTCGCCGGCGATAGTGATGTAATCGCCTGCGCTGAAAATGGCCGCATTTGGCACGGCTCCGGCGATAAGCATGTTTCTCGCTTGGGCGTTGCCGGTGACGACCGTCAGCGACCCAACGCTCACCATCCGGCGCCGGGTGAAGGCCGGTAGATTGAATGTTCCGAACATCCCATCGAGCCGCCCGAGGAACGCCGAAAGCTCGCGCTCCTGTGCTCTGGTCAGCAACCCGAAGGTCAACGTGCACTGCCAGTAGGCGCCCGGGTAGCCGATAATTTGCTGGGCATTCGAGAGCGTCGAAGTGAACGCCCTGCTGTTGTTGACGATGCCCCACGTCATTTCTGACGGACACAGCGAAGCCGGCCACGTGATTGCCATGCGGTACTCCTTAAAGGCTTTAGCGCCGCGCGATCAGCTGGCGGATGGTGCCGTTCATTTTCAGGTCGCGCACGACCAGCTCGTAACCGCCTTTCGCCCCCTGCATCGCGGCCTCTTTGACCATGTTGACGGTGGCGTCGTCCGGTGTGCCCTGAAAGCTGAAGCTTTGCTGGATGACCGGAGCAGCAGTTGAGGCCGAGGAAACCGGCAGGACGCTTGAAGTGGTCCCCGCCCCGGTCGATCCCACATACCCGCCATTCGCATACCCTTTCGAGTTTGCGTTCATGCGCTCGAGGAATTCCCGGGCACCCGGCTGGCTGACCACGTCCTTGCGCACAACGAACTCACCGCCGTGCACCACGCCCTTCGGTTCGAACTTGCCGCCGTCGCCGGTGTAGCCGCCGTCGGAGAATCCGAATTTAGAGCTGTAGCCAGCAGCCGAAGCACCGAGACTCGAAGACGTCGCACCGGCTGACCCAGCGGCTAGACCATTACCCGCCGCAACAGCCCCGGCCCCGGCCAACCCACTGAACAAACTGCCGAAGATACCCACCGCCGCCTGGCGCACCTGGATTCTGACCAGGTCGGCGATTATTCCGTCAGCCAGATCACTGAAGGACAGCTTCCCGGTCTTCACGAAATTAACAATCCCGTCTTCCATGTTGCTGAAGGCGTTTGTGAACAGGTTGCGGGTTTGTCCGGCGACGTCAGCGGCCTGTTCGGCGTAGTTCTGAAATGCCGACGAAGCGCCGATAGACCAGTCCGACTGTGCCTTATCTACGTCCGAGTAATACTGCCGCTGCATGGCAAGTCGGTCAGCCAGGCCCTGCTGAATTACCGCATTCTCCTTGGCGTACAGATCGGGGCTGATTTTCCCAGTGTTGCGCTGCTCCAGGAGGTCGGCCGACTGCCTGGCGTAGTCGCGTTGGATGGCCATGTCCTGCTTGAGCCGGTCCCGCGCTTGGTCGCCCAGGCCTATACCAGCAAGGTTTGAATCCAGCCCCTCTTTGGCGGTGCTGAGCCTGCTGTCTTGGTTGACCTGAAAGGCGGCCAGCTTCTCGGCTTCTTCCTTGGATGCCTTGCGTAGCTCGACCTCCTTCTCAAGTGCCGAGTTCTTCTTGAGCTGGGCGGTGATCAGGTCCTGGCTGGCCAGTAGGGCCTTTTGATCGGCAGTGAGCGTGCTTTTCGACTTTAGGTCGGCCAGCTGCTGCTCCCAGCGGATCAGGGCCTGAGCCTGAGCACCGAGCTTTTCGTTCTTGGTGCCTTGATCGCTGATCGCTGCGTTCTGCTGTATGAGCACAGCGTAAGCTTGGCGCGACGAGTCGAGCATTTTCATGCCGGCGTCTTCGGTGTAGGCCTTGGCTTTTGGTCCTTTGGCCTCCTTGTACTTCTCGTTCTCTCGGATGGCCTTTAGGGATGCCGCCTCCTGCTCTGCAGTGATGGTGTAGCCCGCCGCACGCGCCGCAGCAATGCGTTTTTCCTCATCCAGAAGGTCCTTGTTCATCTTCTGGCGCTTGGTGAAATTCGCCTCGATGCTCTTCTGGAAATCCTCGTACGCCTTCTGCCCGTCGCGCTGGATGCGAGCATTTTCGCCTTCGGACTTGCCTTGATCAGCGAGCAGTAGCTTCTGCTTTTCGAGCAGATTCTGCCGAGTCTGTAGGAACCTGGTCGAATCGCTGCCTTCGCCGAGCGTATCGGGGAACATTTTCGCCGCGAAGCTGGACTTGCGATCCTCCAACAGCTGCTTGGTGTTTGCGATCTGCTCATCGAGTGACTGCTGACGGCCGACGCCGAGCATGGCGTCCCAGCCGCTTTTCGCTGCGCCCGTGATGGCATTCCAGGCGGTCTCGATAGTACCGAGGCTTTCCTTGATGGTCTTGGCGCGTGCCTCCAGCGTTTTGGCATAGGCTTGTTGGGCGATCGCCACCGCCGCGTCCTTCTCGCCCATTTCCCGGGCTGCGCGCACCTGCTCGTAAATCGAAGCGGTGAGGAAATTGTATTTTTCGTTGAGAGTCGCCAGCGCCTTGACCGGATCGTCAGCCAGCGAGGCAAACTCGGCCACTGTAGCCGACACCGCCTTGCCGGTGGCGCTTTCGAAGCTGATGGCCGCCGTGGCAATCTGCTCGAAGCTGGAGCTGGCGATCTTGCCGTTCGATGCCAGCAAAGCCAGCGTCTCGGTAGCCTTGCCGGTGGTACCAACGGTAGAGCTGATGGTGGTGGCCATACCCGCCAATGCGAGCGCCGTAGTGCCCGCGCCATTGCCGGTGGTGACAAGAGATAGTCGGAATGCGTCCGCTTCCTGCGAGCCTTGGTAGTAGGCCAGGCCCAGAGTGCCGACTGCCGCAGCTGCGACAGTGAACGGGTTGACCAAACCTAGCACGTAGCTGCCAAGTGCCTTGGCCGCCGGCCCAGCGCCGCCGAACATATCCTTCAGCTGGCCGCCTTGCTGCAGGAACACCGTCAGTGGATTCTGTCCGCCCTGGAGCGATACCGCGATGTCGGTGAATTGCGCCGGCACGCCGCGCAGGGCCGCCGCCGTCTGTTTGGCGGATATACCGGTCTTGCCGAGATCGGCATTGAAGCGGCCGAGCTCGGCGCGGGTCGCGGCGATTTTCGATTGGTACTCGTTGTAGGTGGCGACGTCAAGCTTGCCGGTCTTGCGATGCTTGGCCAGGTCCTGCTCTTGCTTGTCCAGCTCTCCCAAGCGGCGCACCACTGGATCAATCTGACCCAGCAGCCTCTCCAGCTCGTCGGCTTCACCCTCGATGGACTTGGCAGCCTTTTCGGCGTCCTTGCCCATCTTCTCCATGCCGGCGCCGGCCTTGTTCAGTGCCGGCTGAATGCTCAGGCCCGCGTCTTCCAGCGCCTCAAGCGCCTTGCGAGTGTCCGCGGCCTTTGCTTCAGCGTCTCGGCTGTCAAGCTCAATGACAAGGCGGGATGTTTGGGCCATTATTTTTCTCCGGGCGAAAAAAAGCCCGCACAGTGCGGGCTCGTTTTGGTTGTTTGTACTTAGCTCTGCAAAAGCTTCGCCTTTTCTGTTTCGAATTCTTTTTCGGTGATAATGCCCTTGTCCTTCAGCTCAGCCAGCCGTCCTAAGCTTTGATACTTATCGCCACTTTCAGGTTCTCTAACTTTTATATGTTCAATAGGCGGAATTGCCGCCGCAGCCCAAACTAGCGCGACGACCCAGCCGATCAGCGTCCAGCCAAGAAAGATATTTAGCAGGAAGATCGATTTCAGATTGGGGTGTCGACGGTTTTTCGCATGAATGCTCGGAATGAAGTAGACGAAGACACATATGAAAACCAGTAGCAGCGCACCCAGCACACCTTTTTCGTCAGCCATTTAAACCACCTTTTAAAATGCCACCAATTTACCATCATCCACAGGAAGCACCAAAATTACCTGTATGCATCCCCGGCACGAAAAACCCAACGCGAGCTGGGCTTGAGATGGATAAGGATTTACACACATTCAGTCAACATGGAGACCTGTATGACAGAGACCGTCCTCAGCTTCAAATGCCTCGGCCACACCAAACGAGACGACGGCTTGATTTGGCGCTATCACCTGGAAGTGACCGATACTCGCAGCGGAAAGACCGCGACGATCTCTGTCGAGCCCAAGCACCTTGCGTCGGCTCGGAGCATGAAACGGATCCTTCTAGATCGATGCATGTTCTATAGGACAACACGCGCGTCACACGACCAGATGCTTCTGGACCTTCTCGATCAGCAGGCTAAACCAATCCAAGAGTAGCCCGGCCCATCGGGCTTTTCCCATGTACGCCAGATGAAAAAAAGCCCAGCACGACCGCTGGGCTTCTGACCAAAGAAACAGAGGGATTCAGCCTCGAGTTACAGTGATGCTGTAGCCTGGATACTTGGCTTTCAGCTCAGCGGTGCATAGATCATTCGCTTCTTGCTGGGTGAAGACAAAAAACGGCTTCGATCCAGTTGTCGCACTCTGAGAACCTGGCTTTTGATGACGATATTTTGCAGTGAACCACTGCTTACCTGAACCGCTCATGAATAAACCATCCTTAGTAACGAACCGAGTGCGCTATCAATTTAACATCATAAACCCATGAGTCAAACTGTACGAATCCCCAGTAACGCACCGACAATCTCCGTAGTAGCCTCCTGCCTCCACGCAACGGACACCCCCAGTTCTTTTGCCTGCAAGCCCAAGGACTGGGATTGCGCCAATTTCGGCGCGTTTATGACCTGGAGGTCGATGTGAGTGAATACTCAGCACCGGATGGATTGAAATACGCCCCTATCAGGTTCATGGGAGTAGATGGCAGTGTCTCTGATCATCCGCCGGGCCGACCGGTTGTACAGGTGGTACTGAGATACGATCCCGACCATTCAAATGGCCCCCGAGCGCCGCTGAGTTATCGCCCTATCTACGCCTTGCTGGATACGGGCGCAGATCAAAACTACGCGACGCCTGATACGATCATGACTGCAGGCTGCCCCCAGACGGGTACGAGCATGACTCATGGAGCAACTGCTGGCGCAACCGAAAGCACTCAACACCTAGGTCACCTATTCTTCCCTGAGGCAGCTGCACAGCTTGAAACTCAGATATTTTCAGCAACTCTGAGAAATAGTCCCGCTACCGAGCATTTAATCATAGGAATGCATTTAATCGAGTGCGGCGTCTTGATCATGAATTTTAAGAAAGATATTTATCGCCTCTACTTGGGTTGAACGTCCGTCTAGTGGTTATGCCCGTTATTGCAGCCCCTAGTGGAGCAGCATCCTCCGCTGATTTCCCAGTAGTCGCGCAAGCTGCAACGCCATCTGGCTTGGCGCTCCGCAGGGCACAGAGAATGTGCGTAAGCTGATTTTCGATACATGTCAGCCGCATCTCAAGATTCTCGACTTGTTGCTGATTCATGCCTCATTCTCCCGCGGCCCTGCCGCATCATGTGATTTCACTCTTCATCAGTAACCAAGCTCACCGCATCCAGCGCGAACATCACCTCGTCTATCTCGTCGCGTGGCAGTGGGGATGGATGCGACTCAAGCCAGTCGGAGATCTCGCGGGCCGACAGAGGTAGCGGGAATGCACCAGCCATGCCGGCGATGTACCGGCGGCCGCGGCAGACGTTGCGATAGAGGTTCAGCAGGTAAGCCGTGATCGGGTCCGTTTCCGGCTCATCTGGAATCGCCATGCCAAGCCGCTGGTAAATCAGTCGGCGCTTTTCTGTCTCGCCGCCCCACTCTTTTTCCCACTCGAAGCGGGCAACGACTTTCCCAAGGTCTCATCCAGGGCCTTTTTCGCCTCGATGGCGGCCTTGCCAGATTCGCGCAGGACGAACAGAAAGAATTCGATGTTTGCGTCGAGCATCTGCTCGGCAGCTTCGGCGCTGTACGCCAGCGGGTTACCGTCCGCATCCTGCACGCCGACCCAGTTCTTGACGATGAACTGGCTAATCAGCTTGCACTGGGTCTGATGCTCGGTCACCTCACCTTCGACTGCGCCCACTACACCGACACCGAACTGGGCGTCAGCGGCGCGCAGCTTGCGACGTTCCCGCTCAAGGGCAACTTGATATTCAGGATTATCAATTCGTGCCAGCAACACTTTGGTGTCGTCGTCATAGGCGACCCACTTGGATTCCGAGATGTTCTGGTCTTTGTTGCTCAATCGCAAAGCCATGGTTATTCCTCACGCCACGCCGAAAAGGACCGCCCCGGCTGGCGTTGGTGCCGGGGCAGTCAAGGGGTGAATCGGTGTTACGAAACGGTGATGGTCGACGTGCTGAGCTTCGTACCGTCGTACTTGCTGGTCGCGGTGATGGTCGCCGAGCCGGATGCCACGCCAGTGACCAGGCCGGTCGAGCTGACCGTCGCCTTGCCCGGTGCGCTGCTGGTCCAGTTGACGCCTTGCGGGGCGCCGGACGGCAGCACAGTCGCGGTCAGCTGCTGAGTGCCAGCGACGGCAATGGTCACGGTGCCTGGGGCCACGGTGAGGCTGGTTGGGGCGACGTATGGAGCGCGAGTGATGGTTGGGGCGATCTTGGCCACGGTGTAATTCAGCGTGACCTCGATCAGATCCTTTTTGCCGCCGCTCGGCAGCTCGCCGTCGACCTCCACCGCTGGGAAACTGAAGGTGTACTTGTTGCCCACGCTGTCGGTAATCGGGAACACGACCGACACCGGTTTGCGGGTGAAGGTGTTTTTCCAGATGCCCCAGGCCGTCGCCGACCAGGCCAGCGTGATAGTGCCGGTGATGGCCGCCTCGGTGGCGATCTGCGCACCAGGGCCCATCTTGTCCGTGCCAATGCAGCGCTGAGCCTGCAGGCCGTTATCCAGGCTGATGGTCAGGGCCGAGACGCAAGCCTGACCTTCCAGCGATGCGCCATCGACCAGGAGCGTGCCAACGTTGCCGTTGCTCATGAATGGGGTGGAAGTCGGGGCCGCCGGCGCGAGCACGATCGGCGCGTTGCTGTCGGTGTAGTCAAGGCAAGCAGTGCCGAAGGTCACGGTGACCTTGCCGTCGCTCGGGATGTCCAGGGCGAACGTCGGGATGTGCACGCCCTTGAACAGGGAGTAAACGCCCACGTCCATGTAATTCTTGGCGATGCTGAAGGTGTGGCGCACGTCACCCACGGTCAGCACGTTGCTGGTCCATGCCCCGTAGAAAGCGGCTTCCAGCAGCTTGTCGAAGCTGCCATAGGACAGTTCGGCGGTCAGGTCGCCGCCGATGTCGGTACTGGTCACGACCGAGCCCTGACTGATGCGCGAGTCGGTGATCTCGTCGCTGGTCGCCGTGTTGACTGTCGGGGTCATGGCATTGCCGGTCAGCCGTAGCGTGTCCCAGGTGCCGGAGCCGGGAGTAACGCCGGGCGTCACCTCTGGGATTATGTAACTTGTGACTTTGGCGCCGCTCGACATAGTGAGTCTCCAGATTGCGGACATGAAAAAGCCCGCACGCGGCGGGCTGTCGTTGGTGCGTTGCGCAGGATCAGCCGGCGCGGAAGCGGATATTCACGTTGACCTGATAGAAGCTCTCGAACTCGCCGGCCGGGATCTGGTTCGCCTCCAGGCATTCGAGGTCGCCCGATTGCCAGTAGGCAAAGTGCGCTTCGAGCTGATCCGACAGGACGTTGAGCGCCTTGGTGCCGGTGCCGAGTCGGGCGAAGCATTGGATGCTGATCTGCCCGGGCTTGCGGGTGTACGGCTTGTCAGCCATGCCGGCCATGAAGGCCGTTGCGTGCTGGATGTTCAGGCGGCACCAGAGAGCGTCAGCCGGCGGCGTGAAGGTCTGGGTGTTCGGGTAGTCGATGCTCGACTGCGGCAGATCTGCAAAGGCGACCATGCGCGCGGTGATCAGCTTGCGGATGTCTTCATAGGTCATCGGTAGGCCTCTGATACGCCGATCCAGGCCAGGTCATAGACGCCGCCCGGGGCCTGGGTCGAATGCCCGAGCTCGAGCATTTCCCCGTAGGGGCTGTTCGTCTGGATGTAGATCACGGGGTAATTCCCCGACGCCTTTATCATCATCGCGCCTTTGTTGATGGTTTCGCTGCCGGACGGATCGACGTTTTCAATAACCGTAAAGTCAGGCGAGCCCACCGATACGATGTGGCTGCCGCGGAACGTCCCGCCGATGTAGCCCTTGCCGGCGTCCTTGGCATCGACAAAGAAGTTTTCTTTCCGCTCACGCTTGGTCAGCTTCTTGAATTGCTTCTTGCCGGTGTTGGTCGCGTTGCGGGCGTCGACCTTGGCGTCATAGGCATCGGCCAGAGCCGTGTTTTGCGCCCGAAGCTCGGTGTTGGCCTTCCACAAGTCCGGGTTACCCACGGGCGAGCGGTTAACGACTTCAGTCAGCATGGCCATGGCGATCACGCGCACATGCTGCGTCACGTCCTCGTCGATCTGGTCGGCGAAGTCGCGCAGGCTATGGCTCCATCCGGCTTTGGCATTCATTTACGCCATCCTCAGCTGGATCTCGTAGTGAGCGCCGGCCGGGTCGACCTGGACATTGATCACGCTGAAACCGTTGATCGTATGGCCTACGGCAGGCGTGCCGGTCGTTTCGTTGGTGAGCGCGATCAGCAGCTGGTCAGTCGCCAGGATGTTGATTCCGTCCACGGCCTGGGCTTTGAAGGCGTCCATCACGCCGCGACCGGTGTAGGCGATGACGACAGGGTCGGTGCTGACCTCATCGACCGGGTCCCATGTGCCTGGCAGCGTAATGCCGCCACTGAACGGCACAACAGCATCAGCCAGATCAGTGTCGAATGCCTCGGCCAGATCGGCCTGGATCTCTTCGCGCATTCCCATGGGTCACCTGTACACGTCGAAGCCGAAGGACGACCGAAGCCAGGGATTCAGCAGCGCCAGGGCGAACTGGATGCCTTCGGCCTGGGCCTTGGTGGAACTGGAATCGATCGCGCCGAACGTCTTCGAGGTCGTTACCGATCCCGCCTTGACGGTCTTGGCCTCCAGCGATCCAGACGACTGCTGCTGATAGAGAACGCCGTCGGCGGCGCACTTGGCCAGCTCGGCGCCTGCCTGCTTGACCTCATCAGGGATCGCGTCCATGTCGACGCCGGACAGATTGAGCGAGGTCATATAGGCATTGGCCTGCATGACGGCGCGGTCTTTCTTATCTGGAGTCGTCCAGTCGGTGCCGAGGATGGTGTCCACGTCGGCCACGGTGATGTAGGTAGCCATCCGGCCTCCAGTTGAATGAGTGGGGCCGTAGCCCCGGTGTTACGCCTTGGCTTCAGGCTTGGACTTGTCCTTGGCTGGCTGCTCGGCGGCCTTCTTCAGCGCCTCGACCTCTACCTGCAGGGCGTTGCGCTCCTGGGTGATCTGATCGCGACTTTCTGCCAGCTCGGTAACGCCGGCGTGGATCTTGGTCAGTACGTCGAACAGGCGGATCGGCAGTTCGCCAGCACCTGGATGCTCAAGCGGGCTCCCGCCTTCGAGGGATTCGATCAGGCCGCTCAGGCCGTCACGCTCTGCATTCAGGTTGCCGATGGCCTCTTGCAGCTCTACCTCGGACTGCGACAGCGAAAGCCCGACCACCAGATCAGCCGGTGCCGGCAGTTCCTTGATCGTCACCTGAGGCACTTCCTCTGCTGCATCGTCCCGGCTTTCAGTAACGCTTGCGTCAACGATGCGCAGGCCGGCCGCCTTGGCCAGCGCCTTCACATCTTCCTGGTACTGGTGGAACGGGCCGGGCAGATACCAGATGTTTTTGTTGCTCATGATCATGTCCTCGCCAAACCGGGCACTGGGCCCGGCTCGGCTGTCAGGGTTACTTGGAGGCATCACCGATCAGAGCAACACCGGCGGTGTGCTTGATGCTGGTGGCGGTCTTGTCCCAGTTGGTCCCGGTCGCCAGCTCTGCGTCGGTTGGCGACTTGCCGCCGGTGGAGGTGTCCCAGGTGTAGCCCTTCAGGCCCAGACCGAAGGTGTAGTCGGTCTGGAGCGTGGTTTCGATACGCTCCTTACCGTTGGTGGTCTGGACGTTGCTGATGATGTCGCGGCCGTCGTGGACCAGGGCAGCGCCCTGCACCAGGGACAGGATGATTTCCTTGTTTGGGGTGCCGGCCTGCATCAGAGCCGGGGCATCCGTCACAACGGAGATCTTGCCGAGGATGTCCACCACGCGGACGTTGCCCGCCTGGAACAGCTGCTGCTGGTTCGCCAGGTTCTGGCCGACCAACTTGTGGTAGCTGGTGCCCTGCATCACCTGGGTTACCAGATTCTGGCTTGCGTCGCCGAACTTCGCGTGAGCGTTGTTCAGGCCAGCGTAGGTGATCCCGGCGGTAGCCGACACATCGTTGACCGCGGCAGCCTGGGCGGTGATTGCAGCAACCAGGGCAGCGATCGCAGTGTTCAGCTGATCCTTCAGCAGGATTTCAGCGAACGCGCGGCTGGCTACTTCGATGCCTTGCGCGGTAGGGCGCTCCAGCCAGGTCATTTGCGACGGCTCGTAACGGATCGGACCGAAGCCGCCGGCGACTTTCACCGAGGTATTTTTCAGTTCGGTCAGGTCCGTGGCGGTCACAGTGGCGTTTGCGCTGTAGCGATCCACGCGGCGCTGGGCAGCCGCCAGGGTCTGGAAGAACGACTCTTGGAGGAAGTCGCCGGTGAAGCCGTCCGGAGACAGGACGATTGCGCCGCGGCTGGCAGCGTTGAAAGCGGCCAGATACTGGTCCAGCGTCTCAAGAGTCGCCGGCATGATGTATTCGTTGAAAACCTGCATTTGCGACAGGGACATGAGTTAATTCCTTACGATTGTGGGAGATCGGGGAACCGGCTCGCGATTGCGGCCTGTCGTTCCTCTTTGGTGCCGCCGATTTTTCCTTGTGCGGCCCCGCCGCCTTTACCTGCCCCGCCGGCCCCGCCGCCAGATGCTTTGCTGCCAGCGATCAACGGACCAAAGGCCGGATCGTTGGTGAATTCTGCTTTCAGCTCGTCCAGCGTTGCCGCCGAGAGCTTGCCGGAGGCGTCCAGCACGACGACGGTGGGTTTGCCGTCACGCTGCTCGACGCTCAGTCGTCGTTCGATGTGGGGGAGCAATGCCTTGGCGCTGCCGGGGACGGCCAGAGTGGTCGCGATGTCAGTAGCAGTACGGCCGACAGTCAGGTCCCGGATCTGCCCGCCCAGGCTGCCACGCTCTTGCTCCAGCAAGCCGTTCAGCTCAGCTTCGCGGCGGGCGTACTTCTCGGACCAGGAGCGTTCGAGCTCTTCGACGTTGCCGGACTTGCGGGCCAACTCTTCACGCTCCAAGCGTGCAGCCTCCTCAGCTTCGCGAGCCTTTTTCTCGGCGGCCTTCTTCTCGCCGAGCAGTTCGTCGACCTTGGCCTTAAGGCCGGATACGTCCTCAGGTTGCGGCAAGCCATCGATGTTCAGGAAATACTTGCCGCCCTTCTCGACGTACATGGCTTGAGTGGCTTCATCAACGCCTTCGAGGCTGTCCAGTTGAAATTTCAAGGTCATTTATGTCTCCCAGAGACGTAGTGCAGGCCCTGCCTGCGGACATAAAAAAAAACCCCGCTATAGCGGGGCTTGGATAAGAAGCGAGGGGAGGAATGGCCTCCTATTTTGACTGGATCTGGCTCAACTCGATTTTCAGACGCTCAACAAAGTAATCTGGAAGCGGAAACTTGAATTTTCCCACTGGCGTTGGAACTACCAGCGAAATTGCTTTTAGATCACGATTGCAGCGAACGTGCGCCCAAGACGCAACATTAAGTATGAGATGATCGCCGTAGCGAAAGGTTGTCATTTCACCAAAAGCCAATATGGTTTTCTCCTGCCTCTCCTCTTCGAGATCATGGCCTAACTCAAAGTCTCCATACTTTGATGATAGGTACAGCCACAGACCGCTAACCTCGACCGGCAAGCGGCCATGGTTCACTAACGAAACCTCATAGAATCCGTCGATGCCTACCTTTAAATTTGGAAGATCATCTCGTCGCTGCCTATCTGCCAGGTAGACCGCCACTGCAGCGGCAGCTAAAGCCCCTAAGCCGGAAACCCAATCTCCTGTGGACCCCATCAGCTCCTTCAAAGATTTTGCGGGATTTTCGTCGGCAGCCATATCTAGGCTAAATACCACGCCGGCAGTAAACGCAATTGGCAAGCCAAGCGCTGCAATCACAATTGCGGCGATCATCCATCTCATAGCAGGCATCTCAAAAAACTGCAGATTCTACCTGAGCTAAAAACTCACTCGCCTCATTTCAATCCGACACGCTCGAACGCCAGCGGCTCAAGGTCTCTCAATTGCTGAAGGGTCAACGTCTTGCCGTTGTCGTCCACGAACTTATCCAGGGTTAACTCGCCCTTCGTGAAAAGCTCGTAACGATTAGGTCCCAGCACGTCGCGCTGAAACGATGCAGGCTGGCGTGTTAGCCAATCCTGATAGGTGGTCTTGCTCGATACCAGTTCGACCCCGTCCGGCCCGACAGCGGGGCGCGTGGAGCCCTTGATCTCTCGGGCGTATTCCGCCTTAAGCACTGGCGCGGTCGCCGTCCTGCAATTCCAGTGGAAAGGAGGCTTTGGTGCGTCGAACGGGAACACTTTCTGATCCACCTGGCGGCAGAACGGTGAGGTTTTCCCATCCAGAGTGGCAATCGCTCGCCACCCTTCAAGGATGTCGTCGTTGGCCTTCAGCACTTCCATGCGCGCCGTCGACGCGACGTGATTGGTGATGGTTCGAACCAGTGCCGACGCCTGATCCTGCTGCATCTGGTGCACGCTCGCGAGGCGCCCGCTTATCTGCCGGCTGGTCTCTCCCAGTGCAGAGCCGATCTGGATCTCGCCGATAATCTCGGCGGCCTTCTTGGTCCCGAACTGGTCGAGCGCGCCGCTAATGCTGATCCGTTGCAGTCCCTTTCGCGCTTCCAGCTCCAGGGGATCGACCAGCGCAGCCGCGGCGACCACATCAGGCGCAGGGACATTGAACTGAACAACCGCCTTGACCGCCTTTCCGAGCATGGTCACGTTGAATTCAGCCTCGTAGGCGCTGAAGTCGGTCAGGTCCATGATGACCTGGCCCTTCATGTCGCCGTAGATGGCCGCCAGATCGCCGGACAGCACGTTAATCTGCGAGGCATACCGCTTAGTGCCGTAGGCGCTCAGTCCAGCCGCTACGCGCTCCTTGGCGGTGTTGATGGCCTTGCTGATGAACTTGGCTGCCCGCTTCAGGTTGCCGGCGGCATAGCGCTGGACGTAGATCTGGTGACGGGTTGCTGCATCGACCAGAAAGCCTTGGGCACTCATACGACATTACCGACCACCGGAGCAGCCGCCTCGATGTCGTCGTCGATGTCTTCGTCGGAGCGATCAGCCTCGATCGTGCCGGACTGGCGCAGGTTGGTGCGAAGGTCTTTCTTGGCAATGACGCCCTGCTGCCACAACTGGACTTGCGCCAGGATGTCCTGAGCTGTCATCACCTCGTCGAAGAAGGCCTGATTGAGCCAGAACACGGTGTCCTGATCGTTCGGCTCGCCGATCATGAATCGCTCAGCGTCCAGGATGGCCCGGCGCAGCGCCTCGGAGACGTTGCCGGCCACGGTGCCCAGGATCGAATTGTCCGAGCTGTACCGGATGCGCGCCGCCTCGGCCGTCTCGTTGCCACCGCCCTGCTGGACGATGCGAGCGCCGATCATAACCATCTGCTCTTGCTTGTCCCGCATCAGCGAAAGTGAAAGCTGAGTCTCCTTGGCCTGCACCAGCGTGGCACTGCCGGACTTGCCGAGGTTGTAACCCCGGCGACTGCCAATGCGCATTCCGTTCGGGTTGAGCTTCACGAACTCATCCGAGGAAATGTCAGTGGTCAGGAACAGCGTCGGCTGGCTGCTGATGAATCCCGCCTCTTCCACCGTGGCCGAGTTGCCATAGTGCAGGATGTTCACGTCGGCCAGGTCTTCGAGCGGCGACTTGTCGATGTCGGCGTCGTTGTTCTCGGAACCGAATAAGCTGAACGGGATGTGGTCGAATGGCTTCCCATCCTTGTCAGTCGGCATGTTGTCGGCTGGCGTCGGATCGCCTTCCTTGTACAGGCGCTGAATGTATTGCCCGTCGATCAGCAGCAGAACGCGATTCTGCTTTTCTACCTCGCGGGACAGCTGAGCAGCGTCGAACTTCGACACGCACTCCTGCAGGTTGACGTAGACCAGGTGCTTCACTCCGTCGATGACCTGCTCGTCCCAGTCGATGATCGACTCGGCGTCGTAGAAATGGATCAGGGCCTTCTGCTTGGCCGCATCCGCCATGGATGAAACGCCGCTGGCCGCCTCGACCTTCGGGTAATCGACCAGGAAGCCGCCGCGCCCGGTGTCCAAGCATTCACCGACCGCCTTTTTCGACAGCTGCTCAAGGCTGGTGCCGTCGCCACTGGCGTTCTCCTTCAGGTACTCGACTTCGGTCGGCAGGGTCAGTTCGGCAGTCTTGCGGAACACGGCGCCCAGCAGGCCGGCCCGGGTGCGCCCGGTGACGTTGAGGAACATCGCCCGCTTCTTGAGCTGCTTGTACCGAGCCTGGTTCTCCGGGGAATTGTCCGTCGGATCTGGCATCGGCAGGTATTCGTCGTGCTTGCGCACCTCGCGCGCGCCCTTGACGCATCGCTTCACCAGAAGCCAGCCAGGCAAGGCGTCGGAATATTCCTTCCGGGTGTCGCTGTAATTCGCCATGGATGGCCTCAGAAGGTGAATGTGACGGGGATATGGGTGATCGGCCTGTTGATCGGGTAGTCGTGGTGGATGAAGTAGCCGCCGGCGTCGTTCGCGTGGTCGACGCCGGACTTCTTGTCAGGCTCGCCGTTGGGCGCCCACACCTGCTGCTCGATGCCGTCCGCATATGTCGGGCAGCGCAGAGGGTTGATCAGATACCGGCGCTCGCCGTTGGCGTTGCAGAACATCGCGTTCATGGCGTTGATGCGATCCTTCACCGGTGGGTTGGAGTCTGGCGCGATCACGCTGAATCCAGCCTGGCGAAGGATGGCGATATCGGTCTCGCTGGCATTAACCGACTTTCTGGAGCCGCCCGAGGCGTCCGGATAAATCCGGATTTCGCAGGTTTTCTCGTAGTCGTTCCCGTTGTGCCGCCAGTAGCGCTCCTTGATGCGCCGGATCATGTCCGGGGTGTCGAAGCCATCGATCAGCTCGTCCACCGCCCGAGGCCTATCATCGGCGCGTTTGACATGCGTGATCGCCGCCATCTTGCCGACGTTGAAGTCCATGCCTATATACAGCGGCTCGCCCGGTTCTACGGTGTCGAAACAGGCGTTCAGCTTCCTGTCGTAGGCGTGGTAGATCGACCCGGCGTTCAGGTTGACGAACTGGCCGTTCAGGTAGGCCAGGATCAGCTGCGGCGGGTATGACTCCATCAGCGAGGGGATGTAGTCGGCTGGCAGGTTCAGTTCGTTGTCGAACGTGCTGGCCTGAACCAGTCCATACATACCCTTCAGCGCCGGCTTCTCGCTCAGCTGCTTCACGAACTGCTGATAAACGAACTTGAACCCCTCGGGGGTCGTCGTTACGTCCACGCCGTTCTTCAGTCCCTGCTCGTTGTAACGCATCCGGGCAATGATCTTGCGCCAGGCGTGCTCGGCCTTGAGTTTCGGCAGAACATCGAGTTCGTCGACAAGGGCGTGCCCGATCTTGAAGCCGACAATGGTCTGCGGCTTCTCCATGGATCGGCAAATGGTCGTGCTGCGGTACTGGCCGCCGCTGTAGAACTCGACCTCCTTGTCGCTCTCCTTCGTCTTGACCTTCAGGCCCCAGTCGAAGGCGACCTCTTCAATCGTCGGAAAGAAGATGTCGCGGATCTGCGGATAAGTCGGGGCGAAGTAGCCGGAGTTGATCCGGGGCCACTCCCATACGTGCTTGCACAGTGCAGCGCAGCCTACCCACGTCTTGCCCGAGCCGAAGCCAGCCACAAAGCCGCGGAACTTGGTATCCATGCGCAAGAAGTTTGCCTGAGGCACATTAAGGCTCGGCATCAGGCTTCCTCGCGTCCACTACGTCGACCTGCACCCGAGTAGGAGGAACGTTGTCGTGCGGGTTTTCATTCTTGGTCTGGCGATTCACGTAGACATCGCCCACCTCTTTGGCGGCCTGCTCGAGCAACTGAGCAGTCAGCGCGATGTTCTTCATGTTCTCGGCTTTCTCAGCCATGCGGCCAAGCGCCCGGAGTCGATACGCTCGGTTGGCGATCGGGATCTCGGCAGTTTCTTCACGAAAGCGCTTGCGGGTGTCGTGAAAGAGGGTCGCCCACTTCGCAGCAAGCCCCTTCCCTGCAGCCTTGGTTGGGTCGTGCGTTTCCACCTGCTGGCGACTCACAACCAGCCCATATTCAGTCTTGACGGTCTCCACGACCTGGGACGGTGTGTCGAAGCACGCCAGGGCCTGAACGATGAAGCTCTTCACCTCATTTTTCAGGACTGCCATAAATTCTCATCCGTCTAGTGCCTGTCAATAATCAGGCCGACTTGAGCAGACAGGTTCCGCAGGCCCTCGATATGTTCAATTTCCCCACCTCAGCAGGCTTGTTCGCAGCGTCTACCAACTCCTGCACGTCAGGGCTCGCACCGTAGCGGCGAACCACACCGACGAACTCTTCGACGTCGTGGCCGCGCATCTCCAGCTTGGGCAATCCTTCCTGCGTGAACTTAGGCGCGCCGTACTGATCCTTCGCCTGGGCGATGTGGTACAGCTCATGTTCGACCAGGGCGCAGAAGTCAGCGTCGGAGCACTGGGCGCAGTAATCGGCAGCCAGGGTGATGATGTAGGTCGGCACATCGCCGAACCAGTCCATCATCTGCTGCTCCATCCGGGCCTTCTGCCAGCCACCCGCACGGAACGCCACTTGCTCGGCTTGGCCGACCACCGTGCGCCCCTTCTTGCTGAACGCAGCCGACGCCCACATCACACGGATGTCAGCATCAAAAAGATGAGCGTGATCTTCGTTGTGGATGCTGCCGGTATCAGCGAGGATCTCTGTCTGGAGCCACTCCCACACTTCAGGCGCTGGGGTCAGGCGAATCCCGAGAATGGATAGGTCGGATAGTTCGAGCAGTGATGCTGGCGGCATGGGCCTTTTCATGACTCACCTTGAGCTTGAAATGATGGCTGGATGCCGGTATTGGTGGGGATCAAACCGCGGAATGGAGCCTGACCTAAATGTTCAAGACGATTTTATCCATGTTGTTCAAAACGGCCCCAAAGCCTCCGCCGATGAATTCGTTCCAAGCGGCACCGTCAGCCGCAGATCAGGCTATCCCAGATATCGTGGAATATTACAAAGCAGAGATTGCCAACTCCCCATTCGTAAAGGAGTCAGGCAGAGGAGCTGTGCTCAAGGATTTCTTGCATGAGGTAAAACTGAAAGACGGAGAGCTTCTCACCCTCGAAGAGAAACGCTTACTGGGCATCAGCACTCGGCTAAAAATTACCAGAGAGCTTTATGAGGTACTAACCCCAGAAGGTATCGAATTTGGCCCAAAGAAAGTATTGGAACCGCTGTATCTGAAAGCGACCTTCAATCGCAACCGTCACAGGGATATTGCGAGGATGAAAAAGATCGGCGTGACCCAGTACTCGCCTCTCTCATGCGGTGACAACCGCGACTGCGAATGGTGTATCAGTGTAAACGGCAAGCTGATTTCGGTTGATGTCGACTTCGTTCAGCTAATCGAGGACAACTGTACGTGCGACTACTGCCGATGCGTATTGCAGGCAAAGATAAATTATTAGCTCGTCATCTTGGCCGTCTCGCTATGAGCGTGGCCATGCAATACAGCCACGACCAGGCCCTGAGGCAGACCATCACCTTTTGCAACATCGATCGCTTTGGCGATGACGCTATCCAGATTGGCGATGGCCTTGTTGATTGCTGGGCTCAGTGGCAATGCGTGATGTAGCCGAGTGACGCTGCTCATTTGCTCAACTTCGGCTGAAGGATGACTCGGGCAATCATCACCAGTAGGCCCAGCACACCATAGGCCACCGGTGGCAGCACAGCCTGAAGTTGCGGCATCAACTGCTCAGCGATACCCAGGGCGGCGATGGCGCCACCCGCCTGCACGCTGGTCATGCTCAGCGCTTGTTTCCAGTCGTCGATCAGTTGCATGGGTCACTCCTGCCGCTTGGGCAATTTGAAATCGGTGAATCGGTCAGCCAGGGCGGCAACCTTCTTCACGCCGAGGGTGCCGATGCAGGCGCCGACGGCAGCTGCGAGGCTCGAAGGGAGATTGAAGTATTCAAGCAGCGGGAATGCCCCGGCTGTGATCGCACCACACAGGCAGGACTCAAGCAGGGCCTGCCGCCTTCCCCCGCCGCCGTAGATGACGCGCAAGAAGGCGATCCAGCACGACAGCGCCGCGGCATAGAGCATCGGTGAGTTCTGGCTAAGCCAGGCCATGATGATGAGCCAGGTTTCTGGGTTCTTCTCTGGCATATGTGACATCCAGCGTCCTCCCTTGCGGGGAGCGAGAATAGGTCCGGCACTCCCCGCCTCTCTCATCCGCTCGGAGCAAAGACGATGGCGTGGGTGCCAGATACGAAAAAGCCCCTGCGGATGCAGAGGCCCTGAATAGGTGCGCAGTCTTTCCCGCTGTCCCAGTCTCACGCCACGCATGCAAGCATGTTGAGGTCCCGGGGCGCGGGCTGCCGGTGTCTTTTCGTAACTTTGCACTTGCCGGCTTATCAGTGTCCGAGCGTTCCGTGAGGTCGCCCTGGTTACGGCTCTAGGCAATAAAAAACCCGCTCAGCGCTAACTGGCGGGTTTCTGAAATTGGGTGTGCCGGACAAGTGACACGTGTTGCTCTTTAGTAGCCTCTGACCTGGTCAGAAAGCTTCAATGGATAAGGCAGGCAGGTTGTTGACGTAGTAGGCGGTAGATGCGTTTGCAACGAGGTTTGCCGATGCTTTGATAATAGCCTTTTTCATACGTCCTTCTCCTTCTTGTCCAGTTTGTTGAATTGCGTTTGGTGAATCAGTGAGTGCTTGCAAAAACCACAGAATGAATAGTATTGCGAACCCCACCACGATCAACAACCAGCCCTGTGCGCCAAAGCCGCATGTAACTGCTCGGTCATCATTCATCGATACACGCAGGAATGACAGGATGGGTAAATGATGGCTCATTGGATCAATGCCAGTCAAGCAACTTCTGACATCACTAGACCTTCATTTTCGAGAATATGCTGAGCCTCGATCAAAGCCAGGTCAACACTGCTCTCCAGTGACTTGCGGATGTCGCGGCGCCACCGCTCTTGCGTTTTGATCGGGTGCGGCTCGTTCGACCAGTTGTCCATCTCATACCATCCGGCCGGCAGCACATTGGTGGAGCGTTTTCCGTCCACGCCTGGCAGCTTGGGCAATGCCCAGGTCACCACTGCGCAATGCAGGAACCGTTCAGGCGCTGGCGACCGCATAACCTTCGTCAGCTCGGCAATGGCGGCGTGCTTGCGCTCGGTGTGCGTCGAGAACTTTGCCACCAACACTCTCCAGTGCGCAGCCGACAGCGACTTATGCAGACGGCCAAACACCCAGCAGTCAGTGAGGAAAGCGGCCTCCTTGCCGACGATTTCCCCCTTCTGCTTGGCGCACTGCACCTTTGGCTCGAAGTCGCAGCCACCGGCAGAGTTGATGGTCTCGGCGGCCAGCGCCCGAACAACTGCGGATACCACGTTGCGATAGGTCATGCTGCTGCTCCCTTCAATTCTTTGGTCATTGCCCGGTATTCGGCCTTGATGGTCTTGATCTCTTCGACGGTGTACTTGCGGGCTGAATGAGGCCCTTCCAGCCAATCTACCTTTTCGGCACCGATGCGCTTCACCAGGCGGATGCGGTACTCCACCGCGTTGCCGGACAGGTTCCGATTGCACTTCACGCACTGCCGGTGGATGTTCAGCGGCTCGAAACGAAGCTCAGGACAGGCACCCACCGACCGGTAATGCCCTGCGTCCCAGCGGCTGCCCGTGATCAGGTCGTGATCGCTGGGCATTGAGTCGCAGCTGATACACGGCAGGTGCGCGTCACGCAGGCGGACAAACTCGTTCACCGCTGCTTGGGCCTCGCGCAGGTGATCCGCCCTACTCTTCAGCTTCTCCTTGCGGACCTTAATCTCACGGCGTTCGATCTGGGCCAGCGACTTGCTCGCCTTCTCCTGATTCACGTCCTTGATGGCCAGGCCACATTTGGGACTGCACACTGCCTGCCCCAGGCGCTGCGGCGGGAAGCTGATTCCGCAGGCCGGGTTCTTGCACTTCTTCGGTCGAGGCTTTTTTGCTGGTGGACTCATGCCGCCACCTCGCCCAGCAGATCGGTGAACACCACACCGCGCGCGGTGAAGTCAGCGACAATGCGATCCGTGTAGGCGATGCCTTGGGCACGGCTGAACAACCGGGTTACCGGGAATCCGTCCGGGCCGAACAGCGAGCACCCTCCCATCATCTCGAGCTTCTGCCCATAGCTCAGGTGACGCATTGTCTGGTACCAGGCCGCACGGAAGTCGTCTTCCTCGTTCAGCAGGATCTGGACCCCGAAGTGCAGCTTGCAGTACCGGCGGGCATCCTCCACGTCACCGATCTGCGTCATCGCAGCGATGCGCTGGTACAGCGAGAACCACAGGGCGTTTTGATCCAGGGTGCGATCCTTGCCCGGGCGCAGCGACACAACGACGAACTTCTTGTCGCGGTACATTGCGGTCAGGCTGGTGATGGCCTCGGACAGCTTTGCCTGGCTGTTGACGCTGATCTTGTCGGTCATGACGTCACCGCCATTGTGAACAGGACGCAGAACACGCCGATGGAGAAACCAGCCATGGTGCAGGCCAACGTGATTTTGGATTGAGCAACCATCAGGAAGCCTCCTTGCCGAGCTGCGGCTCGCGCTTGATGTTCAGTCGTGCCAGCAGCTGCGCACGCGCGGCGCCGCCGGATGATGGAATGCCCTGAACGCCCAGCAGCCGGACCTGGCGCTGATTGGCGAATTCCTCGGCCAGTTCCAGCTCGGTCTTCTGGCCGTCGTGGCCGATGCCCATGGCGATGTCCTCGAGCGGCAGACCCGCTACCAGGCGGCGAATGGTGATCTCGTAGGCCCGGTCGAATACCTCGCTGGCCTTCTCCGGAATCAGATCGCCCAGGTTGTGCATCTCGCATTGGAGCGCGGCGTGGCGAACGGCCGGATGGGACCAGGTGCGATCGCCAAACCTGCTTGGGTGGGAGTTTTCCAGCGCCTCGCGAAATGCCTTGTCGTGAGGCGGGATGCCCAGCATTTCCGGGGTCGGCTGGCAAAGCTTGATGAATCTGCCCACGCTCGGCATGAAGTCCGTGCCCAGCGAACGGCAGCGCTCAACGCCGAATCGGATCTGCTCCAGCTGAGTGATCCCCTCGACGATGAAAGCCTTGATCCAGCTGCGCTTGGCGGAATCCAATGCGTCATCGGTCGGCCAAGCCTGTTTCCAAGCAGGGAAGATGGCCTGCAGTTCCTTGAACAAGGCGTTGACGACATCGATTGTTCCAGGCGGCAGGGTCTTGGGCATGACCGGCATCGCCGGCGGCTGGTAATTGCCAACAGCTGCGCGCAGGTCAGTGTTCGCACCGGTGACCTTCATGAGTTGAGCCGCGCTCCTTGGCGGCTTCGGCTTGTTCACAGGCCACCGTCCAGATTGTCAGCCCAGTCGCGGCTGTCGAAGTCAGGGCCGTTGACCTGCCGCTTCAGTGGGAACTGGCGGACATTGTTTGCCGCTGCGTTGTCGCGCTTGATCCACTTCACCAGAAGGCTCACCCAGCCCGCCTGCGTTTCTGCGCGACCACTCGCCGTGTAGTGGCAAACAAACCCGCCAATGGCCTCAACGGTGAACAGGGCGACAGGCAGCGCCATGCGGAGGGCGTAGTTCTTCAGCAGGTTCTCGTCGGGCACCCAGTCCAATGACATTTCGGTCGGCAGGCTTGGGTCGACGAAATCAGCACCGCTCGCGTGTAGTGGGTTGTGTTGATCTTCTCCTATTCCCTTCCCTTCCCTTCCGGGGTCTACCGGTAGGCGACCAGTCGACGACTCCTCGGCGAATTGTCGACGACCGCTCTCCGACTGGTCGTCGAATTCTGTAGGCACAGGCGGATATTTGAAGTTCTTTTTTTCGATCTTCTGGTGCCGCCAGCCGCGGACGTGAAGGTAGGTTTTGCCCTCCACCTGGTAACTCAAGGTGAGCCCAGCGCCCTCCAGCTCGCCCAGCAATTCGCTGACTTCGTTGGTGGTGATGTCGTCACCGGGAAATACCAGGGCCTTAATGGTCCGCGGCGCCAACGGGTGATTGCCGCCGTCATCGCAGAAGTTCCAGATGCCGATGAACAGCAGCCGAGCCATGGGACGGCAGGACATGACCTGCTCGCTTGACCAGAACTCGGGCTTGACAGTGCGGATACGGGCCATCATTCGACCTCCTGGAGTTTGTACTGAGCCCACAAGCCGGCAACCCAGTTGACGCCTTTGGGGGTGAATTTGGATTGGTTGAACGAGTGACCGCTATCACTGGTGCCAGCCCGCACTTCGAAGCGCCCGGCGTCGATGTGCGGCTGGTAGGCCTGCCATTCACCGCCCATGCGGTACATGATTTTCTTGTCGAGCAGGAACTCACGGAACCGGGACTCGTTGGCCTTTAGCAGCTTGGCTGTCTGACGGAAGCCCTTGAGGCCGGTGGACTCGACGTAGTTGTCGACAAAGGCGATCTTCGGTGCCGCTTCAATGAGGGCCTGGCTGGCGATCTGCTGCAGCTCGAACTGTTCCGCCCAGGCACGCGCAGCAGCGGCTGGATTGGAGAAATCAGGGAGCGTGGCAATGACGCGTGGCCCCTCTGCGGCATTGAGCCGCCCGACCACAGCACGACGGACCGCTTTCGACTCGCGCATAGAAATCAACATGCACTGGTCTTTGGTGAGGCGGAGGCCTTCCGACGCCGGCCCACGTGAATTCTTTACTACGAAACTTTCGTAGTATTCCCCTTCAAGCTCATCCTTGCAGCGGGCGGTGAAGTCAGCCCGACGCACTTCGCTTTCACCGAACTCGGCGCGAGCAGAGTTCACCAGGTCGAGCAGATCGAAACTGCTCATGGTGTTGCGCGACACATTTTCTGAGCTGCGAAAACGTGTCGCGACATGTTTCTGGGGATTGCTGGTTTCTATTGAATGGTGCATGATTCGCTCCACAAGCGTTTGAAGAGAGCCGGGTCACTACCCCGGCTTTTTTTTGCCTACTGAAAACTTCAGTCCCCTTAGAGGGACCTTTTCTTTGGTCCCTAATAAGGGACTGAGCGCTTACCTTCGCGGCCCGAACTGGACGACGTTGTCACCCGCTGTCGACTTCCCTCTCCGCGAGAGAAACCGGCCGGCTTTGCGCAAGATCTGCGATGCCAGTTCATCGGTGCTTATCCCCATCTCCGAGGCCCAAAGCTCTAGGTCCTCGAAGTCGTTCTTCCTGAAATGCGCGACTTCAACCTCACGGATTGGCGTTGCATCGTTTGCTGCTGGCATCGGTCCTCCTATGACCTATTCAGGCCCTGAGCTTTTTTTCGCTAATAAACGGCAGGTAGCCGTGCTCTTTCTTGAATGCCAAGGCGGCGAGAATGATTTCGCGAGCCAGCACGCTGTGTTGCGCCTTGAGCTCATGGGCGTATCCCTTGAGCTCATGGAAGTCTTCGTCATCCAGACGAACCTTGACCTGGTGGTCGTGGCGGTGGGCTTTGTCGTCATAGGCCATCAGGTGTTCCCCTGCTTGCTTCTGTGATCGTGTGGTCTGGATGAGCTTTGTAGTTACGCTTCAGGGCCTGCTCAGTCCCTTCTTCGGAAAGGCTTTACTGCTCCCCGCGGATTTCGGGGTTTTGTCCGTTGAGCCAGCTCTCGACGCATCAGCTCGGCGGCCAGTTCTTCGGGGGTTATCCCCCTCTTCTCTGCCTCTCGCTCAAGCTGCTCCATCTCTCGCTGACCCAACTGGACCTGTTCGATAGGCATGGGGCCTCCTTTAGGCCTTCAAGCCACTTGGTGTTCGTCGGTATTCTCCGAAGCCAATGCAGCGAGCTGCGCTTCCAGAAGCTCGCGGCACAAAACCGCTCGCTGAGTTCGGTGGAATTTGGCCAGGGCCTGGATTAACTCGAACGTGTCCTCATCAACCCGGACCTTGATCTCTCGGTCATGTAGGTGCTTGGGATTGGCGTACATGCGGGTCTTGCTCCTTGCTGTTGAAATTGGTTAGGCGGCTGACAATGTCTGTGCAGACTCAGAACTGACCTGAGCCCAAGGAAATGAGGGGCAGAGATCGGCTCGACCGACCGCACCGCTGGTAAGCGCCTCGATCTGCAATGCGCGCTTGGCGGGGATCGCACGCTCCCCCGAACACCATTGGTTTACGGTCGGCGCCGTAACCTTCAGCCGGCGTGCCATTTCCGCTTGGCTGCCAAGCAAGCGGGATGCTTCTTTGGCTGCTTCTGCTGATTTCATGAGTTCTCTCCTGGAGATTTACCGATGAATATAAGGCATTACCTTATCATCAGCAAGCCATTGCCTAACCAACATCAAAATGTGCCTAATTAGGCAATGCTTACCGGACCGGAATTAGGCGCCGCCATTGAGGCCGCGCGGATCGCCAAGGGCGTATCAAAAAAGAAGCTCGCAGACGACTTCCAGGTGAAGCCTCCGTCGGTACAGGGCTGGGTGAAGAACGGCCGAATCGACAAGTCGAAGCTTATGGATGTGATCGCCTACTTCTCGGATGTGGTAGGCCCTGAACATTGGGGGCTTCGCCAGGGCTTCACTTACGAGAGCCTGCCAGACGTCGCCACCGATCTATCAGCTGAAGAACCGGTGGCCGCCTCTGCAGCCGACATGGTTCGCACCATGCTCGCCAATCATGGCAAGGGGCTATCCGAGACTGCTCGCTCGCAGCTCATGGCAGCTGCCGAGGCGACTGATGAGGGGAATGTGATTACCGTCGACTTCTCCCGGCCCGGCCTGGTCGGAGATGAGGTGTGGATTGCCCACTATGACGTGAGAGCGGCGATGGGCGGCGGCCAGAGCGCCCACGATTTCCCCGAGATGCTCAAAGATATCCGAGTCAGCCCAAGCCACCTTCGTGAGATAGGTGTCGAGTTCGAAGAGCACTACCACCTGAAGATGGTCACCGGCTGGGGGCAATCGATGGAGCCGACCATCAAGCACCGAGATCCTCTGATCGTGAACGCGCACATCCGCGAATTCGTCGGCGATGGGATCTACCTCTTTTACTGGGATGACCACATTTACATCAAGCGCCTACAGGTTGCTGACGAGGATCATTTCGAGATGATCTCGGATAACACCAGGCACAAGGATCGGCTGATTCGCCGGGATATGACCTACATCCAGGCCCGGGTGCTTCTGGTCTGGAACGCTCACCTAGTTTGAAAAAGCCGCCAAATTTGACGAATGGCTTCTTAATCGATTTCAAAGGAATGTGTCATGTATCCAGTGTACAAAATAACTGAAGAGCAAGCACTGAAAATCCTTAGCATCCCTGAAGACTTCCTCAATGATGTAAAGGCAAAAGAAATTAAGCCATCAAAACTGTCGGAGACAGTTTCGGCATTTGCTAACGCTTCCGGTGGCGATATCTACATCGGCATTGCTGAAAACAAGGCAGATCGCACTAAAGAGTGGAACGGTTTTTCAGAGCCTGAGGAAGCCAATGACATCCCGCAGGTTCTTCTACAAGCTCACCCTTTCGGAAACCATTTGATATTTGAATATCTCGAATGCGACGGTTATAGCGGAATCATACTCCACATAACTATTAAAAAAGTCAAAGAACTTGTAAAATCATCCTCAGGCGAAATTTACATAAGAGTAAATGCGGGCAAGCAGAAAATAGACAGCCCAGATTCCTTGAGGAAGCTTGAAATGGATAAGGGGATCATAACTTTCGAAAATGAATGGGTTGAAGTTTCGTCCCAAAGAATCGAAAATAGCCTCTCTATCTTAAGCTTTCTACTGAATATTATTCCCAGCGGAGAGCCAAAAATCTACCTTGAGAACCAGGAGTTGATCAAGCCTGGCCACGCCAAGGTGAGCGGGGTATTGTTGTTCTGTGACGAACCAGCCATTTACCTCCCCAAGCGCAGCAGCATCAAAATCATGCGCTACAAAACAAAAGAAGATGATATTGGACGTGAGTTCTTGGATGGCAACCCTCTCACTATTGAGGGTGACGCATATAACCTTATCTTTAACGCCGTCAAGAAAACAAAGGAAATTCTTGAGGGTATCCAAAAGCTTGGCGATGGCGGTTTGGAAACCATCAAGTACCCTGATGAAACTCTACATGAAATTATCACCAACGCTGTGCTACACAGAGACTATAGCATCGTAGCAGATGTCCAAATTCGTATTTTCGACAACCGTGTTGAGGTCGAAAGCCCTGGTAAGCTCCCAGGCCATGTAACCGTCAGAAACATTCTTCACACTCAAAGCGCTCGAAATCCATCACTAGTTCGCTTAATCAACAAATTTCCCGATCCACCTAACAAGGATGTCGGCGAAGGACTGGATACTGCCTTCCGAGCGATGGAAATGCTTCGTTTAAAAAAACCGATTATTTCGGAGCTTGAGACTTCGGTACTGGTTGTAATCCGACATGAGTCGCTTGGCTCCCCAGAAGAGATCGTGATGGAATACATGACTCGTAACGAGGAAATCACAAACTCTATCGCTCGGGAACTGACGGGGATCAAAAGTGAAAACTCGATGAAGAACGTTTTCCTCCGTCTGAAGCAGAGCAATCTGCTGGAACCTATCCCAGAGCGACGTGGGTCTGCATCAGCATGGCGGAAGACAATCAGACCCTCCGCAGATGAAGAATGACTGATTGACACCGCCCACCGGTTAGCTACGCATGCTAACCGGTGGGCATAGACCCGAACTCTTCCTTTAAAACGGCGCCTCCTCCTCCAGCTTTTCTTCATCCCAGTCTCGTTCGATGACCAGGTCGTCACGATCCTCGGCGCTCTGCTGTTCCCACCTGACCGTCACGCTTTCGTCGTCGTTGAAAGTAAGGTCAAGCTCGGGCGTCTCAGTTAGCAGGCCCATCACCTCCTCCCATTCCAGGTCTCCGTCCGTATCCAGCCGATGAATCATCACCCACCTCTGCGACTGCGCGATTGGATGGTTGATCATCGACGACACCCTCAGGCCAAGACGCTCTAGGCCTGTCATCTCCTGACGAGCCTGTGGGGTCGATTTCTTCTGCTTGGCCATTCCTTCCTCCGATAACTGTACATCCATCCAGTATTAAGCAGAGCTTACATCAGCTGCTGGGCGTTGCAAATCCTCCAGTACGAATTTGCCTACAAGAAAATATTAGGCATTACCTATTTACACAGATTAGGCATTGGCTTATCTTTCGTCTCAAGCAGTCACTCACGAGGGACTGCCGAGGCCCTCAAGCCTCACCGCTCTTTACACAATCCGACGTGACCCCTCGACGTACCGGCAGCCGCCGGTGGCAACCAAGCTAAACCGTCGACCATGCAGCCTCTGGATAGCTGCCGTACTCCCACATGTGAGTGCGCGAAACCTCGCAAGCCAGCCAGGAAGAACACCGGACACGAAATGTGTGACCTGGCCAGAGATATGAATCCGGCGAAGCGCGTGGTGGAGAAACGGAATTTTTCACTGATGCACCTGGTTACCCGGGTGCATTGGGAAAACAACCGAGGGCAAGACGATGTTCAACATGGCAACCATGGCTGCTGATGAGTGCCGCGAAGATGCGCAAGACCTGAGCTTCCGTAAATGGGCCAACAAGGCAGGAAAGCTGCTGGGCCGTTACGTTGCTGACGGTTCGGATGATGAAAACGATCTGTTCGATCTGTACGCAGATGGCTGCACGCCATCTGAAGCGGTGACTGAGCTTCGTGCGCAGCGGGCGATGCTTGCAGCGTGACATTTCACTGGCCGGCCTTGGCGACAGGGCCAGACGGGAAACCAACGGGCAATAAGGAATCGACAATGACTGTAGATATCAGCAATTTCATCATCGCCACCCCGCTTCCAATTTCCGACACAAACCCTATCTCCCTGGACCTGATCGGCTGGCGAGCATTGATCGAATGCCCAAGCGTCATTTCGATGCTTCCCGACGGATCGCTGCAGATGACGGCGCCCACCCTTGGCGCCTCCAGTAAAAGCGTCCATCGAACTCGTTGTGAATGGAAAGAGCCTGGCTATTGGCTGTTTGCCAGTGCCGCAGACCATTGGTGCCGTCAAGAAATGCGGCTGACGAAGGTCAATTCGCTGCAGAAGGTCGTGATCGGCCAAATTCATGTGCAGGGTTCTGAACGCCCCCCGGTGAAGGTGTTCTGGAACAAAGGCAAAATCACCATGGGGTTCCGGTCGAGCTACCTACAAGACGATCCGGTCAACTCGACGGTATTGGAAAACGTGCCGCTCGGCGCACTCTTCAAGATCAACATTCACGCCAATTCGAGCGGTGCTGTATCGGTATCTGCCAGCTGCAACGGCGCCAAATCCGCATCCGCAATCATGCGCCTCGACAACACCTGGGATACGAAGACGCTCGCTTTCCACGGCGGCGTGTACAACCAGATCGACTACTCCGAATCAACCGATCCTGAGGACGCTTCGATTTGCGTGATCAGCGATCTATCCATCACTCACGGGTAAGACCAACCAGCGCCACGTCAGCCTGACGATAACTGCCCGAGCACCTGGTCCTCCCCATCACCAGGCCACATCGGAGTGTGATCTGAATCCTGCCGCCAAGCAGCAAGCTTCCATGCAGCGAAGCCCGAGCGATGAACAGGGCTGATGCAGAGATTGGCACCTGCCAGATCACACCCCGATGCGGACGATTCTGCACCGCGCAACGCGGCCCCCTGCATCGCTTATCTGAAAAGTGGATCGCGCCAAATGGCCCGCGGTCCATATGTTTAAAACGGATGGGCGGCCCTCGCCTACTCCACCTCGCCCTCTGGAGGCGATCATGAACACCACGCATAGTTATCTGCCTCGACACCACCGCAAGCCGCCTCCAGTGAGCCACAGCCCGCACGAAGATGCTCGGGCCGAGTGGTTGCACAACGCCGCCGAAGAACTCCTACGCGGCTGCAGCGTTTCGTTTCAGCGCCGCATGCGCCCTCAGCAAGGCGTGACCGCCGAGGAATTCGCCCTGTCAGTGGATGAATACGTGAACAACCGCCTGGCCGACAGCGAGGTGCACACCTCGGCGCTGGGATGGCTGCTGATCACGGCGACGACCGGAAACGCTGATAAGACGGCTGTAGCTGAGCTGCTTGGCAATAGCGATCACCCGCTGGGCAAGCTTGGCGAGATTGCCGAAGTCCTGCTCGAACCGCTCGCAGACGATGCGCTGATCGCCCAGGCGGAGGACGCCGATCTGTGAGCCCGCACATCACCATCGATCAAGCGCTTGAAGCCCTGGAGCACCCCGGCAGCCGAGACATCGACGACAGTCTCGCCGACGGTCTGCTCGTGAGGCTATTCACCGCCGGCGAGATCACCGCCGAAGAATTCCACCACTACAGCGCTCGCCTGCTGAAGATCAGCCGGAAGCGCAAGGAGTTGTCATGAGCACAGCACCAGTAAAAACGCTGATCGACGAGCAGCTCGAAGACATCGAGCGGCGCATCGCCATTCTCCGCTTCGGCCTGCCTTTCAATGAGGTGATCGGTCGCAAGCGCGAAGAACTGGTCGCCAACCTGCCGCAGCGCCTGACTGCGACCATGAAGGGTGGACGGATCGCTGTGAGGGTTCGGCCGTGAGCTTCTTCGAAGACAGCGTGGCTGACGGAAGCCACTGCATGAGTTGCTGCGGCTTCATCGGCGAGGATGTTGGCTACCCGCGCTGCTGCCGAAATTGTGGCGGCGAAGGAAGTGAGCCCAATCCTGAGGGTCACAAAAAGCGCATGAAAGCTGAAGCAATGGCCCGCTTCGACACATGGCTCAAAAACACTGGCATTGCGCACAAAAAGCACAACAACGGATTCCATATTGTGCTGACGCTGCCTGACGGCAGAATGATTGACTGTTGGCCCAGCACTAAGAAGTGGCAACTTCGCGGAGAGCGCATCAGCCGGGATGGAAAGGCTCTGCATGAACTGGTGCTACAGCAGCTGAGGCCATGGTCATGACCTCATACCAGCGCGCCAAGCGCATTTACACCTGGCGCGGCTCAGCCATCGCCCTTCTCTTCTTCACCGCCTGGATGCTTGCCAGCTCCTACTGCTCTCAGCTCACCCAATAACCCACACCCTTCAAACGCTGCGTGCATCGCGGCAAGGATTCCCCATGTCCGCAGTAATGAAACAGGTCGACCACGCGCCGGCCATGTCTGAGGCAGCGCTTGTCGAGGTCTTGAGTGGCAGCCTGTACCCGGGCGCCGCGCATAACTCGGTGGTAATGGTCTTGGCCTACTGCCAGGCCGCGCACCTGGACCCAATGCTGAAGCCGGTCCACATCGTTCCGGTTTACCAGAAAGGCCGCGGCATGGTCGACGTGGTAATGCCGGGGATTGGCCTCTACCGCATTCAGGCGGCGCGCACCGGGCAATACGCCGGCATCAGTGATCCAGAGTTCGGGCCCTCGATCACGACCAAGCTGGCCGGTGTCGAGGTCACCTATCCAGAGTGGTGCCGGGTGACAGTAAAGCGCCAGATGTCGAACGGGCTCGTCGCCGAGTTCACCGCCAGCGAGCGCTGGCTGGAGAACTACGCAACCTCCGGCAAAGACACCATCGCACCAAACGCAATGTGGAAGCGTCGGGCCTTTGCCCAGCTCGCCAAGTGCGCCGAGGCTCAGGCCCTGCGCAAGGCGTTCCCCGAAGTCGGATCAGCCCCGACCGCCGACGAAATGGAAGGCAAGTCCTTCGAAGAGCCGGCGCGCGACGTAACCCCGCAGCAGCAAAAGTCAGAACCGGATCCTGAAGCGCTGCCGGCCTACTCGGACGACCTGCTCGCCGAGAACCTGGTCAAGTGGCGGCCACTGATTGACGCCAACCGAACCAGCCCCGAGCACCTGATCGCGACCATCAGCAGCAAATACACGCTGACCGATGCGCAGAAAGAAAAGATCACCAACCTTAAAGCCCTCGACGGAGATCAAGCATGAAAATTTACAACGTAGCTCAAGGCTCCGCCGAGTGGCATGCCCTGCGCAGCCAGCATTTCACCGCGTCCGAAGCCCCGGCAATGATGGGCGCTTCGAAGTACCAGACCCGCACCGATCTGCTGACGCTGAAGAAGACCGGCATTGCGCCGGAAGTCACGCAGGCGCAGCAGTACATCTTCGACAAAGGTCACGCCACGGAAGCGATGGCCAGACCGCTGGTTGAGGTGATGATCGGCGAAGAGCTGTACCCAGTCGTGGGCACCGAGGGCAACCTACTCGCCTCGATGGACGGCGCGACGATGCTCGGCGAGACGCTGTTCGAGCACAAGCTCTGGAACGAATCATTGGCCGCCCAGGTGCGCGCTGAAGACCTGGGCCCTCACTACTACTGGCAGCTTGAGCAGCAGCTGTTGGTGAGCGGCGCCGAGCGGGTGATCTTCGTTTGCTCCGACGGCACCGCAGAAAACTTCGTCAGCATGGAATATCGCCCGGTCGCCGGTCGCGCGGCTCAATTGATCGAAGGGTGGAAACAGTTCGAGGCGGATCTTGCCGGCCACGAAGTGGCGGACGCCCCGTCTATCGTCGTCGGCAAGGCCCCGGACGAGCTGCCAGCGCTGCGCATTGAACTGACCGGCATGGTTACCGCCAGCAACCTGAAGGTGTTTGAGGAATCGGCTCTGGCGGTCATCGACTCGGTGAAAACCACGCTGACCACCGACCAGGACTTCGCGGACGCGAAAAAGGCGGTGAAGTGGTGCGGAGACGTTGAGGATGCAGTCACGGCAGCGAAGAAGCAGGCGCTGTCGCAAACCCAGACCATCGACGAACTCTTCTGCTCGCTGGACCGCATCAGCAAGCACGCCCGGGAAACTCGCCTGAAGGTCGACAAGCTGGTGAAGGCTCAGGAGCTGCTGGTGAAGACCAACATCAAGCAGAAGGCCGAGCAGGCACTGACTGATCACGTCGCAGCCATCAACAAGACCCTGGGCAAAGTGACCCTGCCGACGGTGACCGCCGACTTCGCGGGAGCCATGAAGAACAAGCGCACCATCGCCAGCCTGCAGGATGCCGTTGATACCGAACTGGCCCGGGCGAAGATCGACGCAAGTCAGATGGCCGACGGCATTCGCCTGAATCTCGAAAGCCTGCGCACCCTGGCTGCCGACCATGCCTTCCTGTTCGTCGACGCCCAGCAGTTGGTCATGAAAGCCAACGACGATCTGGTCGCGCTGATCAAGGTTCGGATCGCCGAGCACAAGAAGGACGAGGAAGCGAAAGCCGAGGCACAGCGCGAGCGCATCCGGAAGGAAGAACTGCAGCGAATCGAGGACGAAGCCAAGGCTAAGCAGGTGGTCGAGCCTGTCTCTGAGCCTGCGCCAGTTGTGACGCCGGCCCCGATCAAGTCCGCACCGGTGGCACAGTCGACACCCAAGTCGGTGACCGCGACAGCGCACCAGGCGGTGAACCTTCAGGCCGAAGTATTCGACTTGCTGGATCTGGTCAAAGCCGTGGCCTATGGGCAGGCGCCTATCTCCGTACTGACCGTCAACTGGGAAGCGCTCGATGCGATGGTCGCGGATCAGGGCCAAGCCTTCAGCATGGCCGGCGTGAGGCTGGTCAAGGCGGCAGCATGAGGTGGGATGCCCACAAGGCCACCGAGCCAGCCATTGCCCAGGCCCTGCATCAGTTCGCTGATGCAGGGGTCTTCGCCGCATCAAAGGCGCTGCACCGCTCAACCCGCACGCTGAATCGGATCGCCCTCGAGCATGGCGTCGAGTTTTCGACCAGCACCGCCAAAACGATGGAAGCGCGCCGCCAGAATAGGGCCTCAATGGTCACCCAGATCAAGGCCTTGGCCGGCACCCGCTCACAAGCGGAGATCTGCGCGGCCCTGGGCATCACCCGGGCCGTTCTGCGGGAGCTCGCCGAAATCCACAACATCAACATCAACAGTCGCTCGAAAGGTGCCTGATATGGACCAAGCAATCGATGAAGCCGCAAAGCGGCAAAGCGGACTGGAGGCGGCGAAAGCTGCCTTCTTTGCATCCGGGGGTCAGGCACAGCTGATTCCAACAGGCCTCGGCAAGGACAGCCCTGGCGTCGATCAAATCCCGAAGCCGGCCTACGGCTATCGGAACATCGAGGCGCCAAAGAGCAAGCGCGGAAGACTCATCAGCGACGACGAGAAAGCCGCCCTGGCCGCCCAGTTGGTGGCGTGCAAAGCGGCCGGCATGACGCGGTACAAGGCCAGCAAGCACCTCGGCATCAGCGAAACGCTATGCCGCCGGCTGATCGCAGATTACTCACTCGACTTCCCGGCATCAGCCTGATGCGCAGGATGGCACGCGTACAACAACGCAAACGACAAGCCTGGCTGGCACTGCCGGCCAGCGGCATCGAAGAGGTATCACATGGCAGCCGCGCAGAAAGAACGATCGGCAAAGACTGCGGCGAGGCGAAAGACTCGCGGCGAGGAAGAAATCCGGCTCCATTGCATGGCCGGCACCCGCCAGGCCCTAGCTGAGCTGATGGCCTGGAGCGGCATCGAGGAACAGGGCGAGGCCATCACGCTGATGATCCACCACCTACATGCATTAGGGCCTCGAAAGTGCCTGCCAATGCTGGATCCGCCGCGTCACGAATACGTAATTCCCGAAAACGTGTCGCGCAAACTTGAGCTCGCCTACAACCGCGAAGCCCTACGCATCTGTCACGGCGAGTAACCCAGAGCATCTGACCACGGAAGGCTGCACTTACTCGGTGTTGATCTGCACGTCAGGCACAGATTGCATTGTCGGGCGAATTAACTCCGGATCGCTTGAATCAAGGCAACGGAACTGTATTTCAGCATTCGCGGGGTTGCCGTAGCCCGGGCTGCCGGACGAATCCCGGGACATCTCTCTCACCGGCAGTAGCTGCTTTCCTTTTGAGTCGCAAAACTCATTGGCTCTCCGGTAAAGATTCGCCTTAACGGCACTACCAGTTTTTGTGTAGACCTCTTCTTTCGTGAGCATGTAAGTGTCGAGCCCCATAGGCACAACATCTGAAAATGGTTTCACAGGTGGCACATCACAGCCAGCAATGAGCAGGGCTATCATTGAAACCAGTAAAGGCCGCATTCGTGCTCTCCCTACCTGAGTGAAAGCGAATCCTAAAACTATAGCTCTACTGCTTCATAAAGTTGCTTCTGCAAGGTTCGCCAGGCCTGAACTGCCCTCACCTATTCCTATAAACCCTCGGTATCGGCGCAGATAGCACCTCTCGCCACCGAGCAAGGTCGGCAATCATCCGTAGCCCGTCTTCTGCATCAGCATCCAATTTTTCATCGGGAAGGCTGAGCAGTCGAACAACCTCTTCGCCGATCAGCCGTAACGCTTCCACATCGGTTTTGGAACTCATCGCAGTCACCGTCGGTTTTCACCAAGTGCAAATCTTCAGCCTACTTTTTGATTTCCGCCAGCCTGTGATGATCTCAAAGCTGCTGCAGTTTCAATCCCGGATAACTATCGGTAGCGATAACCGATATGTTGAACACGCACACGCCTGGCGTGAGGTCTGCGTCAAGATAAGTCACTGTAAGTTTGTCTCCCACACCTTCGCCGCTACCCTCAAAGGCGAATTTGAAGCGTGCTATATCCTTATTTTCCATTAAGTGTTTCGTTTGACCAATGCAATCAAACTGGTCAGAAAAATCAAAATTTACGCTCGTCACCGGCGCACCTAAATTTTGAACCGAAAATTCCATCTCATGTTTTGAACCTGAATGTGAACCGCCATTTCCTGCTATTGCAAACAGCGGTCGAATTGATTTTGCACGCTGCTCCCTGGCGGTCCGCATGTTGTCTAGCTCTGCTTGCACCTGCTCCCTCGAGACCGAAACCAGTTCTTTCTGCTGCTCAACTGAGTTCCTCAGCTCTTCCGCCTGAAGCTGCAAGGCGTCGGAGCTCAGCTTTAACTCGCGGCCCTGCTGTAGAAACCCAAGCACCAACCATAGGAAGGCTATAGGTCCAAATACACCCGCTAAAAAATCTCCCAATTCATTCAGCTTAAGCTCTTGAAGCTCTTGAAACTTAAATCCCACTGTTGCGGAAATTAACAGCAAATAAGCGACAGTACCTATGCCACCCCACAACTCCAATTTTCTCGCCATACCCAACTCCTAATCCGGCTCCATGCCGGGCCCAACACAAATACCCCACTTCAACGAATCACGCCAGCCGGCGAGGCAATCGGCTGTCTGGAGCAGTTATGAATCCCTATCTGATCACGGGTCCAGCCCAGATCGGCATCAGCGGTGGTCGCACCAGCGGGCACATGGTCTACAAAATTCTCGAAGCGCATGGCGGCGCACTACCGGAAGACGTGCACCTGTTCTTCCAGAACACCGGCAAGGAGCGCGAAGAAACGCTGATCTTCATCGATCAGATTGCCAAGCGCTGGAACGTGAACATCGTCTGGATGGAGTGGTGCCGTGTGTACGGCCAGCCGGATGATGCGCCCTGGTACAGGCTGGTGGACTTCGAGACCGCGAGCCGCAAAGGCGAGCCATTCACGATGATGCTCGAGTATTACGCCGCGTACAGAAAGGTAGAAAAGAACCTGCCGCCGGTGCTACCGAACTTCTCGAACAACATGTGCACTGCGTACCTGAAAGTGAAGATCGGTGAGAAGCACATGCGCGCCCTTGGCTACATCGAGTGGGATTGCGTCGTCGGTATCCGACATGACGAGCCGAAACGCTACCACCGCATGATGGCCGCCAATGACCGAGGCGGCACCCGCTGGGACAACCTCTGCCCTTCCTACACCGCCGGCATCACGAAAGAAGATGTAGCTGAGTTCTGGAAGTCGCAGCCTTTCGACCTTGGCATGAATTCAGACTTCGGCAACTGTGACCTGTGCTGGAAGAAGAACGAGGGCAAGCTGATCAAGACCATCCAGCAAGACCCGTCCCGAGTAATCTGGTGGTCCGGCACCGAAGAGCGGTTTGCCCAGGTCTTTCGCCAGGACCGTGCCAATTATCGATCCCTTGCCTGGTCTGCAGATCAGCGCGCCAGGCAAACGGATTTCGATTTCGATTATCTGGCCGAAGACATTGACTGCTTCTGCGGCGATTAATCTAGACCATCTTTTTCACTCGTTCCCATTCGGTTTTCAGAATTTCCTGAGCAACTTTTATCAACGTATCAGCCTCATAGGAAATTTTGAAATCTTGATCGCCAGCGCTTTCGTAAAATAAGTGAGCCATCCTCACGAGTTCCCGCGATTCATGTTCACTGGGATTAATATAGAGCTCCACGAGGGCTATTTGTTTTTTAGCTTCGCCCTCGGCCCGAATGAGCTTGGACTGTATGTCCAATTCATGTCTTTCGAGATCCATCTCATCCTCAAAACACGCCGGCTTCATTTTGTAATTTTTCTGCGAAATTTTCTTGAGTGCACGGATTTCATAGCATGCTGCAATGAACTCGGAAACAGCCAAGCGAAGGCTATTGATCCACTCCTGCCTGTTCTTGGCGACATTTTGCGCCTTGCTGTGATCTAACTGCTCTGCAGCATTTCGCTCCGCAATTCGCTCTTGGGAGTCTGTCGTAGCTTTGAAGTTCTTTATGGTTGTCCATGCACCAATTGCAACAATAACACCAGTAAGAATGACCCCAGCAAGAGCCAGCCAGTCTGTCCCTGTGTTTAGTTTTATCTCAGGGATCGAATAAAACCACAACATCATGGCGTCCATCGCTACTCACCTCCAAAAAACAGGCACTTTGCCACATTTACACCGCGAGGTATCCCCATGCCCACAGAAAACAAACCGGCCGAGCAGCTACCGAGCTTGGCGACCGGCGCCAACCTCGATGCAGCTACCTGGACCGACTTCGTTCAGCGCCTTCGCTATGACTGCAACGGAGCCGGCGTTAAATGGCACCACACGGCCTGCGCCCTGTTCACCGTACAGACCAAGCGAATCGATTACGGCTTCGAGCCGGACTATGCCGAAGGCCTGGTCGTGTGCCTTGAAGATCAATCGTGGTTCACCCCGGTTGAATATTGGGAGGACCTCGACGAAGACGAGCAGGCTGAGATAAACCGGGCCACCCAAGAAAGCAACGAGTGCGATTTCCTTGAGCTTGATGAAGATGACCAGTGGGAGTTCCTGGCCGAACTCGACGACCACACCGTCACCGGCTGGAACAAGCGCTGGGAGATAGTGAACAGCCACTTCACCAAGGACGCCGCGGAGGCATTTATCAGGCGCAAGCAGCACGACTACGGCGAAATGCGCGTCTACGTCGAGTCGCAGTATTACGCCTGGGAGTTTGAAGCCATCAAGGCGGCGATTCTCGACGGCACGCTGACCTACACGCCGAAGGTTGCAGCATGAAGCGCACCTACCCTCCGCTGGCCAATGAACGGCCTGAGAGCTCACCCAACTCTGGCCTAGCAATCCGTGCATGGTAAAGAGCCAGAGTTGAGAGAGTGGCCACATGATATCAAATGGATCCAATCCTGTATTTAGGCTGAAAGCCTAATCGACACGGTAGTACTAACTACCCCACACCCCCTTCAAAGTCAGCCGCTATAGCGGCAAGGACAAAGTCATGCCCAGGAAAAATCACCTAATCGTCGACTCAGGATGTACTCAGGATAATGAGCGCTGGGCGCTCTCGGCTTGTGGGCTGCACGAAGATTCCGACGTAGAGTGGGATGGCACCCGCCAACGTGAGTCGGTCAGCTGTAAGCGGTGCCAGGCGCAAATGGCAAAACCGCCTAAGGCGCCGGAGCCATTCCATAAAGAGCGGCCCATTCTTTTCAACGGTGCGATGGTTCGCTCAATCTTGTCCGGACAAAAGACGGTTACGCGGCGCCCGATCAGGGGCTCTCAGATCCCGAGCCGCAGCAAGTCCGACTCCCCCGAACATCAGTGGATCGCCGTAGTTCAAGACCATCCGCGCTGGGGGTTCGCAGCGTTCGGTGCGACCGAGGAGGAATGCGCCGCTGAGCTGGCCATGTACGGGGGATGCCCTTATGGCAGCCGCGGCGATCGACTGTGGGTGCGCGAGACCTTCATCGATCTGCACGGCACCGGCGTCGAACACCGCCCGGACCCAGACGGCCCACTCCAGCGCTACGCCTATGCAGCTGACTATCGCCCAGGTTCGCACAGCGACGAGGCGCGAAAGGATTTCGGCCTGAAGCACAAGCCCAGCATTCACATGCCGCGGGCTGCCTGCCGCATCCTGCTGGAGATCACCGACGTCCGAGTCGAGCGGTTGCAGGACATCAGCGGAGACCAGGCAGAAGCCGAAGGTGTTGATGCCGCGATGTGTCAGCAGTTCCTGGAAACTTCACCGAGTCGACACCAGTGCAAGGAGGCGGTTATCCATGGGTTCGCCGGGCTCTGGCAGTCGACCGGTGGCGACTGGGACGCCAACCCTTGGGTCTGGGTCGTCGAGTTCAAGCGGGTGACGCCATGATCGCCCTCGCCTGGTTCGCCTACGTGTACTGCTACAAGGGGCCGCGGTGATGAGCCGAATCAGCGCCGCACCAAAGATAGACCGGTGCGGCGCCGCCTTCGGGATTGCTTTTAGGCTGCTGGCTGGTGATGAGACTGAGTAGATGCACCATTCGCAACATGAGATTGAGCCGACAAAACACAATTGCCAGCCGCGATACCTCGTGCACGATTCACACCCCACGCAAGCGCGGTGGTCATGGTGTCATTCGGCAATGAATCGTGGGCTTCCTCAAACAGAGGAGCTCCATTTTTGTCGTACACCCCGATAAACAATTGCGTTCTTCCCTTCCTCGAAATTCTGGCCTGCACGTCAATGATTGTGCCGTCGCTAACAACCTCATCGTAGGACCTACAGTGCAGCTCGCAGTCCGCCCAAAGCCAATACGTGGAACCTCTACGCATCATCTTAGTGGCCTCCGGTCTTGTCCGAGTTTCTATGGATACAGCACGGTAGAAAATATTTAGTACGACGAACAAACCGCGTCAACCGTCCCATAGCTGCCATTTGTCGGGCGGCTTCTTCGCGTGTAAATCACAAATTAACCAACTTCTGCCGCCACGCGCGGCATGGAGCATCTATGTCTGCAGAACTGGCGCAGGCGCCCTCCCGGCCCCGGCGCGAAAGCATCCTTCCCCGTTTCATCCGTGCCGGTGCCGCGCCTATTTACCTGGGCATGTGCCGCGCCGAATTCGACAAAACCGTGCGCCCTTATGTGAACGAGTTCCCCATCGGTGAGCGCGGTGTCGGCTTCGACCGTCAGGAGCTGGATGACTGGGCAACGGCGTATGTCGAGGCCAAAGCAATTGATAAAAAACGCGCCCCGGAGCAACAATTGCCCCGCAGCGAGCGCCTGAAAGGAGATAAATCATGGCGCGAAAATCGATCACAGGCCTCTCCGAGAGGAAAGGCATCTGGCATATCGACAAGAAAATCAACGGAGAACGACTTTACGAAAGCACTGGAACTGGTGACCGGGAAGAAGCGGAACGCTACCTGATCTTCAGGCTGGAGCAGATCCGCCAGCAGAAGGTGTATGGCGTAAAGAAGGTCAGGATCTGGCGGGAGGCGGCGACTCGCTTCCTGTTGGAGTTCAAGGACCAGCCTTCAATCAAGTTATCGGCACACCACCTTTCTCAGCTGGACCCGTTCATTGGCGATATACCGCTCACCCACATTGATGACGAGGCCTTGGTGCCTTTCATTAAAGACAGGTTGGCGACCAAGAAGCTCGAGGACGGCAAGATAAAGAAGGGTGTAAGCAACAGAACGGTGAATATCTCGATCGAGCGTGTGGTTCGGGTTTTATCGTTGTGTGCCAGGAAGTGGCGAGACGAAGAGCGCAGGCCGTGGCTGGATAGCGTGCCAATGCTCACGAAATTGGAAGAGAAGAAGTCGAGCCGCAAGCCCTACCCGATGTCCTGGCAAGAGCAGTCGATTCTATTTGCGGAATTGCCGGCTCACCTGCAAACGATGGCGTTGTTCAAGGTGAACACCGGCACCCGGGAGCAGGAAGTCTGCAAGCTGCGATGGGATTGGGAAATCTCGGTACCGGAACTCGGCACCAGTGTTTTTCTGATACCGGCCGATTTTGGCGGGAGGCATGAAAGGTCTGGGGTCAAAAACGGTGACGAGCGACTGGTCGTGCTCAACAGCGTGGCCAAGTCGATCATCGAGCAACAGCGGGGCCTGAGCAAGGAATGGGTTTTCCCCTACAACGGCAGCGCGATGCACCGGATGAACGACTCGGCCTGGAAGAAGGCGCGGGTGAGAGCGGCGAAACTCTGGCAGGAGGAAAACCTTCGCCCCGCTCACCCAGGTTATGCATCCATAAGGATCCACGACCTCAAACACACATTTGGCCGTCGGCTACGCGCAGCAGGCGTCACCGAGGAAGACCGAAAGGCACTTCTGGGCCACAAGAATGGCAGCATCACCAGTCACTACTCGGGCGCAGAGCTCGGGCATCTGATTGAAGCTGCAAACATGGTATCAGCAACCGATTCGCGTGGACCGGTCCTGACAATCTTGAAGAGGAAGCAGGCGTGAAAAATCGAGAAGTCACGCAATAGTCACGCACATGAAAAAGCCCAACTCGCGAAAGTTGGGCTAAGACATTGAAAAATATGGTCGGGACGGAGTGATTCGAACACTCGACCCCTAGCACCCCATGCTAGTGCGCTACCGGACTGCGCTACGCCCCGACTAGGCGTGTTACTTGTTCCTCATCTCGAGGAACGCTCAAGAATATAT